CAATGCGNNATTTGCCAACTTTTATCCAATGTAAATTTTCCATAGGCACAATTATACACCAATCAAACAAAGGAGGCAACAGCCCATGAGCGAAAACCTAAAAAAACCAAGAGGCAATCCCGACAAGCTAATTCCACAAAGCAAACGAACAAAGCGGGAACAAAGCGAAATTGCCCAAAAGGGCGGAAGAGCCAGCGGCAAAGCAAGAGCCGCACGAAAAACACTAAGAGAGGAGTTGACGGCGTTATTGGAGGGTGCTAACGATAATGGCAAAACCTTGCAAGAAAGCCTAACGGCGGCACTATTGCAACAAGCTTTAAAGGGCAACGTGAAAGCTTTTGAGGTAATAAGGGACACCATCGGCGAAAAGCCTGTAGATAAGGTGGACGTTGCTATGAGTAACCAAGAGTCGATTCAAGAGGTTAAAGAAATGCTGGATGCGTTAAAGAGGGAATAGCCCCAATGAAAATCAAAGATATAATATGGACGCCTAAAATAAAAAAGGTGCTTGCGGATGATTCGCAGGTGCTTTTTTTAGGTGGTGCTACAGGCTGTAGTAAAAGCTTAGTGGCAGGGCATAAGGTTATGGATTGGTTGCTTAATTTACCCAAAGAGCGCACCCAATTTTACATTATCTTTAAAGACCGTGGCACGGGTGTGCGTAACTTTTTGCATAACAAAGCCAGCTTTTACAGTATGTACCCGCACCTGCGAGGCGAGTACAGCGCAGGTAAAGAGGGCGGTTTACAATTCAAGTTTTATGGCTTACATGGCGAAAAAATAGTATATATTTTAGGCGCAGACGATCGCACAGCGTGGAGCAAAATATTAGGTTCTAACCCCGACGGCATTTGGCTAGAAGAGTTAAGCGAATTACATATACAACTCATACGTGAATGTTTCGGTAGAGCCATAAGCCGCAAGTGCCGCCTAATAGCGACTACCAACGGCGGACTGCCTAGCCAAGAGTTTTACACGGAATTTCTAAACCATGCGGTAGTGCAGTCGCCCGAAACAACCCCATCGGAAGAACTTGCGGAAATGGTGCAGGACAAGCCGTATATGCACTATTACCACTTCAACCTAGAACACGATAGTCCACACTTAAGCGAAGAGGATACGGAAAAGCTAAAGGAGCTATACCCCGTAGGTAGCTTTTACTACAACTCTAAAGTATTAGGCTGTCGTGGTTTTGTGGAGGGTGCGGCTTATGCTCAGCACATGGATAAAACAATACACTTACGAGATTTTGAGGACATCAACCAAAGCCACCTAAAAGAGATTGTCTTAAGCGTGGATATAGGGTCAAGTACCGACACAGCCAACACCAAGAAATCTGCTACCGTGGCTACTTTGGTAGGCTTTTCTAAAGGTTATCAAAGGGCGGTGGTGCTAGAGCATTACGTTGTGCCTAGCGTGAGCCATGACGAGATTATAAAGCAGCTAGAGAACCGTATAGAAAACTGGTGGGTTAGGCACATGGCTAAGCTTACCAAGATAGTGGTGGACAGTGCCGAGGCTATTTTAATCAACACATGGAAAGCGAAGACACGCTTTAGCACCTTAGAGATTAAAGGGGCGGTTAAGTACGTTAAAGACCAAATAACACTAGTAAGCCGCTGCCAGTTAAAGCAGCAACTGCTATCCCAAGAGCGGCTATTGTGGGTGAGTAAGGCACTAGCCAGCTACAATGCTCACACACGCATTTTGCTTGATGAAGACGGCAGCGAGAAAGATTTAGGCGAGCAAGATAATGACAGTGCGGACAGCTTAACCTATGCTTTAACCGAAAACTGGAACTACTTAACCAAACAAGAACGGAGACGATAATGGAACTACTACACATAATCAAGGGCGGGCTAAGGCAACAGGTTACAGAAACGGCGTATCTAAAGCTATACAAGCCTAACGGCTGGAATATAGACAGCCAAGAGAAGCCGCCATCTAACCCTGTGCAAGAAACAGTAAAGAGCTTGCCAACGCAAACGCAAGTAAAAAACTATATAGACATGACAAGGCGACAACCTAAAAAATTTGACGACAAGCTGTTTTGTAGCGACAGCGGATAAGGTGCAATATGGAAAAGAACAACACAGATTATAAATTTGACCTATCGCAAAGGGCATTAATAGACACATTAAGGTCGCCGTACATTTACAAGTTTAATCTTGCACGCAACCTTGCACTACTTAGCAACGATGCCGCAGTGGTAAGGCATTTCTATCAAGTGCAGATACAAGAGTACACGCAAGACGCATGGCTTATTATGCAGAGAGAGAGTAAGTTTTTAAGCCAGTACCGACCAGGGCAAGCATTTTCTTATTTTGGCATTTGCCCCATGACCACCAATACCATGGTGCGCCTTATAGCAAGCGGTGGCTTTGAGTGCAAAAGCGACTTTGAAGAAGCAGACGAAAGGTTAAACAAATTAAGAGACGATGCAGACCTACAAAATCTATTTGAGGACGGCGTGTATTGGGAAAGCGGTATAGGCGATTTTGCGTACCGCTTAAGCTATGACCCCACGGTGAGCGACCGCCCGCTCATAGACATCATAGAGCCGCACCACTTAGAGGTGCGTTACCGCCGTAAGCAGGTAGTAGCCTATGTGGTTAAAGAGACGGCAGAAGACGACCCCAAATATGAGCTTCACGAATTCCACACCCTCAACCAAGACGGCTATTGCTGTATATCGTATAGCTATTATTACAACGGTGCGTATGTCGCCCCTAATGACGAGGCGATGTTGGCCGAGTGTCGTAAACATTTTGAGGGCATAGATACCACCGCCCGAGTATTGCCTATAAAAGGTTTTGCCACTATCGTGTACAAGCAGAACACCAAAAACCGAGAAAAGTTGTATAAAGGGCTTAGGGGTGTACCCGACATACAGGGGTTAGACCAAATAGAGGATAACCTTAGCGAAACGTTATCGGACTTTATGGATGCTATCCGCAAAGGCGGTGTTAGAGAATACGTAAGTGAGGAATTAAGACCGCAAGACGCACAAGGCAACGATTTGCCGTTAGACCCATTCAACAAGACGATTGTTTGGACTAAAGGTTCTAGCAGTCCAGGCAACGCCAAACAGCTCTACCAAGTTGTGCAAGGCGATATACTTATGTAGAAAAGGTACGGTTATTGATAAGCTATGCTTGCAACAAGGCAGGACTAAGCCCCACCACCATAGGTATGACAGGGCTAGAGAGTATTAACTCTAGCCAAGAAAGCCAAGAGGCAAGGGAGCGTGTTTCTATGCGCACAAGAGAGATTGCCCTTAACTCATGGCGCAAGACGTTAACCGAACTTTTTAATAAGTATTTGCAAGTGTATGATTACATACAAGGTAAAGAGCCACACGACTACACGAGTTTTATAAAAATACACTTTAGCGAGTACAGTAGTCCTAGCATAGAGAGCATGACCGATGTTATAGCTAAGCAAGTGGCAGCAGGCTTAAAATCCCCCATTAGAGCCATTGAAGAATTAAACAAGGGTTATGACAGAGAGGATGCAGAGCAAGAATTTATGGATATTTTAGCGGCAAGCGGACAGCCAGTACTAGAGGACGCTTTAGGTGACGGCGAGCAGGCAACCGCAGCGAATATTGAGCATACCGCTCAAACAAATGGTAATTCGGGTAATAGCGACCCCACAAAAAAGGCTAATTAGGGAATAGCACCCAAAAAAATTAAAAAGGCTAATTAGCCGAAAGGAGCAAAAAATGGACAGTAAACAACTAAGCGAATTAAAATCCGAGTTATCCAAAATTAGTGGCGTTAACATGCACAACCCTAAATTTAGGAAAGTGTTTAAAAAGTATATCGCCGCCGAGGTTGAGGACGAGGTAGCAGAGGTTAAAGAGGACGATGTAGTCGCCGACAAGGAGGTAGTAGAAAATGCAGTAGCAGAGGTAGCGGATGAGGTGAAAACCCGAGAAAACCCCACTGACGAAACTGTAGAGGCTATAGCTGATAATGTCGAAGAGGAGGCTAAGGAGGAGTTGGCAGAGGTTGCTGACGAAACCATAGACGAGGTTACCGAGGATTCAACCGAAACCGTCACAGAAGTAGCGGAGGAAACGCCCGAAACCGAAACGGTAGCTAGCGACACAGCCGATTCAGTAGAAGTACCCACTGAGGCAGAGAGCGTACCTGCCATCGACCTTAACGGACAACTTCTAGAAACAAAGCTAGAGTTAGAACTCGTGCGTGCAGGCGTGCGAGAGGATAGGCTAGAAGTAGCCAAAAGGCTATTTTTACCCGAATTACAGCAAGGGTTGAGCATAGAGGATTTGCGCATAAAAATATCTGCATTCCCCGAATGGCTGGCTAAATCTGGCGGTGCGCAAGGTTTTGGCATGCCACTAGGCGACAATACCAGTGCCTTAACCAACGAAGAAAAACAACTTAAAAAACTAGGGGTAAGCCCTAGAGATTAAAAAACAAGCCATAGGAGGATTAACAAATGGCAGAACAATTACCCAGCAGTTTTAGACTGCAACAAGTAGAGACGGCGGACACAGTGTTTAGCCGTCTTTTGATAGCTAACATGTTTAAAGATAGCATTTTTAGACCCGGTGTAACTTTTACAAACAAGTATAACGAGCGTGGTGGTCAGATTTACGTTAGGCGTTTAGGCAAGCCTACCGTACATGTGTCGGACGCAACAGCGGCAGGTGGTATGAAATTTACCCACGCCCAAACGGCGGACAGTCTTATCATGATACCACGCAAAGACAGGGTGCATGCAAGCGAAGAAGTGTACGAAATTGTGGAAACGTTGCGCTCTAGCGGTCAAAGCGTAGATAAAGTAAACGAAACACTAGAGGCATGGAAAGAGAAACTGCAAATGCAGTACGTGGGCTATCTATTACAACCGCCCGCAACAGCAGGACAAGTAGAAGTAGGCGGCTCAACGCTAACCACCGACAGTGGCGGCTCGGCTATCACAACCGTAGCGGAATTAGTAAAAAGCGTCCTTGATGCAAGAGAGCAAATTAGAGTTAACGGCGGTACTGCAAATATTCTGCTTGTGTCGCCTCAAATGGAAACGATTTTGCTTGCCAACGCATTAACGCCAGGCAACGCTTTTGTGCCCGAAACCAACGAAGAATGGTTGCGCACAGGCAGAATTGGTAGATTGTACGGCTTGCAAGTATTTGCAACCAACTTAATCGGCAGTGGTACACCGTTAGAAATTCCAGTAGCAGGCAACGCACTACCCAATACAGGCAATGCAGAAAATTGCGAGTATGTAATTTATGACCACAACACATTCGCCATTGCTGCCGACTTGTTTGCACCTCGTCTAATTCCAGCGATTGACTTCACGGGTTCGCTTAGCCAATGCGATAGCATTATTGGCGGTGGTATTGCTAACCCTGCGCTTGCGTATGCAAAAATTAATGCGGCAGTAGTGGCACCCTAGGAGGATACAAAATGATAAAAGCAAAAGTATTGAGAGCCTTTAGAGAGGGCGATAGCGACAAAGCTAAAGCGTATAAAGTGGGTGAGGTTATAGACCTTAAAGAAACGTATTTTGATAAGCTTAAAAAAAGCGGATTTGTGGAGCGTATTGTTGTAGACCAAGCGGCAGAAGTTAAAAAACTGACCGCCGAGAACACCAAGCTAACGGCTAGAGTGGCAGAGCTAGAGGCGCAAGTTAAAAAGCTTACCGCTGTAGACGAGTCGTTTAATACGGACGATAAGTCCGCTAAAGACGACAAAGCCGAGGACGATAAGTCCGCCAAAGGTAAAAAAGAAACCAAGTAACAACAGGGTTTATTGGGGTATCCCTACAAAAACCCCATACCACAAAAAAGGAGCGTAGTCACTATGAGGCAATACAGGGGCGGATTTGGGCATAACCCAAGCGGTAAACAATACACCTACTGGGGCAAGGACGGAATGCGAGTAGGTCAAAGAGTGGTAGCTCCTGTAACGCACTGGCGGACTGGGCGGACGTACAAGACCATGTTTACTATTCAGCAGTCCAACGCCGCAGACAGCACATACGCAGAGAAAGAGGCAGAGCGTTTAAGCGACAAAGGCGTAGGGCTAAAGTATATCCAAGGCGGCACCAATGTACTAGATTTGCCGGGCGGGCAAAAGTGGCAAGACCTAGCGGCAGAGCGAGGCATGAGCCAGCAACAAGCCAAAACGCTTTGGAGTTTAGACAGTAATATTAAATACGGCAATAGGCACGGCAACAACACTGCAGGCAAAGAACTTATGCGAGATAGGCTTATGGGCATAAGCAAAAACAACCAACAAAATGACACACAAGCCTTAGAGCAGCTAACAGGAGAATAATGTGAAAGAGTTTAAAGAAAGCGATGTAGTCCGTGACGATTATGGACGGTTCGCCGAACAAGGCGGAGACAGCGGGGCAGAAAAGAAAAGACTAGCCGAAATCGTTGGAGAGAATGAGAAAAGCCCCGAAGATATAACGGAGCTTTTAGGCAAAGAGTTTAAAGGTTATAAAGGGCAAGCTGCAGTGGACAAACTACTAGCTGAAAAGAACGGACACATAAAAGGTGCGTTTAGCCGCAGCGACATAGGCGAAATTGATTTATTGTGGGGCAATGGTGATGTTGGATTACAACACATTATTAAAGAGCGAGGAAAGCAGGGGATAGATGCTACTACTTTTATATCAACTCTTGCTGACACTATAGAGAGTGGAGAACTTAGAAAAACGCTGCGAAGAGATAAAGAAACAGGACTACTATACACTAGCTATGAAATTATAAAGAATAGGCAAGTGGCGGTTGTTCAGCCAGAATTTAAGGGCAATAAATTTAATTTTGTAGTCACAGCTTTCAAAACAAGAAAAGCCTCGTGGAATTAACCACTAGGCTTTTTTTGGATGTTGGCAGTGGTGGCCCGCATTACTCCACCGTTTGAGCGGACAATTAAGCCACCAACTACCCATAGTATACGCCACTTAAAACCAAAAGTCAACATTAAAACAAAAAAAAGGAAAAATATTTTTATGAGAAAAAGCGACATCCCATTCTATAACGACCCAGACGACTTCGCAGACGACAGTCCTAAATATCCTAACAAATTCCCTAACAACACGCAATTTATGACCTACAACCCACTGCTACACCGCTATCACTTAACGGAAGAGGCTTTGAGCCATTACGGCATAGATGTACAGCGCAAGTATGTAACAGACAACCCCAATAAGGTGCAAGAGCTTATACAAAAGACCAGCAAAAAGGTATACGACTATATCCAGTACAAGTCGGGGCGAGATTGCTACCACGTACAAATGTACCGCATAGCCACAGCACCGCCCACCATTTATCCCGACCAATATTACATGCGTAAACAGTTTGAGGAGCTGCTCGCCGACCAAGCTAGGTATTTGGTAGAAAACAGCGACAGTGCAAGATTCAGCCGTGCAAACATTGAAAATGACGATGCTATGCCGCTAAGACCCGAGGAGGCATTACGAGACGTAAGCGATATGTCGCCCGAGTGCATTCGCACCCTAGAAACATTAGGATTAACAAGATGGTTTAAGTTACAAGCATTTGTAAGATTAGACCCCACAAAATACTAGAGGAGGCGACATATGCCACAACCCATAACAATAGAACGGCGTTACCCTTTCGGCTTTAGAGGCGATTGGGGCAAGCTATACAAGCGATTTACCGCCGTGGCAGAACTCAAGCTAAGCGAATTACCCAGCGATGTCATTAAGTTTGAGAAAAACTATTACCGAGAACTAGGGCAAGATGTGCAGTTTAGAGAGGCGGCAGACGAAGCAGGCAGTGTAGAACTGCCCAACCCTGGACTGCCCATAGATACCGCCTATCTTACCGTTAAAACTACCGATAGCTATTTCAATAACCAACGCAGTAAGTGGGAATGCGTAGTAGTGCCTGACGATGTTGTCGAAGTTTTTGGCAGTAGATGGATGGTTACAAACGTTACAGGTAGAGTAGCAAGGCGTGCACCTGCGCTACTGATGGTCTATTACGTGGACCTAAAATCTAAGATTTAGCCTATGAGCAGATACAATAACAACCTATCCATGAATGACCTATTTAGAAACCCAAAGCTAGCGAGTGTATTGCCGCAATTCCCCTCAAACCAACCGCTACAAAATGTGTATAGCGGTGCAGAAATCGTACGGCGAGCCACCAACTACATAAGGGGTTTAATAGGCGGCAGAAAAGACATCAACGGACTAACGGTAAGGGGCAAGCACAGCGATATTTTGCAGCGTGTGCAAGACATGATACCCGCTATAGAAAAGTTTTTTGATAGCATGCCAAGCTTGGTTAAAAACATGCGACAAAACACACGGCTCTACACGCCCTATAGCAGTGCCACACAACTAGCCGACCTTAAAAAGGGCGATGTAGATAAAAAGCTAGATTTATTGCAAATCGTGCTAGATAATATAAATTTCAATCCTGATTTCAACAGCTTAGGCAGCGTGGGCAATACCAGCGGTAGAAACTTTAGCGTAGAACAAGCAAGGTGGGCTAAGTTGGTTGGGTATAAAGAACCAAGAGGTAAAAAGTAATGAAACGAGTACAAATAACGGCAGACAAAATGCTAGATATAGTGAAAGGGGTGTTTTTCTCACCCGAGATAAACGAGCTAACAGACGGCAACACGATACAAGAAGAGTTGAATGCTGCCTACTATACTTTTAAGTATCGCCCAGCTTCAACCGAGCAGATTATAGCGGAGTTAAAAGAGCGAGGCGAAGAAGATATAGACCTCATGCAAGGACTAAAGCGCAGTTTTTGCTGTTTTGTGTTAGGGGGCGTAGAGCGCAGTTTTAGCCACGATATAGACCAAGTAGGCGTAGAGGGCGTACTAGATTTTTGGGTACAAACCCACAAAATACAGCTATTAGAGCAGCTTATTGATAGGTGCAACAAGGCATTAACAGGGGCAAGGTTCGAGGTTAATTTTTTACCCGAAAACATACAAAGGCAAGCAAGCGTAATTTTTGATGCCCCCGATATCCCCGAGTTTGAACTAGAAAGCCAAATAGGCGAAAGCGTGCGCATAAGCGTAGGCTGGACGATTATCTTAAACCCGAGCGGCACAGCGACCTACAGCGACTATACAGCAGAATTTGGCTATGTAGACGGTGCGGAGTATAAGACTGCCAACTTGCCATTATTGCAATTCTCTTACCGCAACGACATAAGCGGCAGACCTGTGCCGTATGTACATAACCCCAGCAATGTAGGCAGTGTAAACCTATCCGCCTCTAAAAGTATGCACCTATCTTTTGAGGGCATAGAAAGCGAGTTTGTAGACTGGCTATGTAGGCAATCGCTAGGCGGTGACGGCATGGCAGACCTTAACACGCCCATAAGCGTAACATTAAGCCGCAAGGGCGAAACTTACGCACCGCACAGTATGGTGCTACAGCAACACGCCATAGAGGTAGTAGCGGATATAAGCAACGAAACCCACAGTTTGGTATTAGTACCCAGGGGGGTAAGATAATGATTAGTATAGCAATAGCGTTAGGTGTTTCTTGCGTGTGTTTTCTTATAGCCATAATAAATATTATTCGTGCCATGAGGGAACAACATAAGCAATTTTTACAAACCGTTTCTGAGTTGTCGTACAGTATAGAGCAAATTCGCTCTCAATGTCATATCGCTTGTTTAGTGGAAAGTACAGAGAATACCCTGCCTCCTCAAGAGGAACAAGCGTTCGGTGCGGGAATTCAAAATCTCCTATAGCTATTTTACTAAGGTTAGGTTTTAGGTTGGAGCGACCATACAGTTTTTCAATGCAAAAACCAGTAATCGTAAAAGGTTTGGTTTTAGATTTGTTTTTAACGACAACATCAACAACAAGCCATTGCTTGCCGCCATGGTAGCATTCAGTTCTAGCATTGGGCGTGTCTATCCACATGCGCTCATTCTCTTGCTTTTTATGCACTATTGCAATTACAACAGCGGCTATAGCCGCAAGGGCACTTATGGTAGATGCAATTAAAATAACTATATTCATTAATTTAATTATATCACACAAAACATTAAAGTCAACAAAAAGAGAGGCAAGCAATGTCAACACAGAAATTACAAATAACGGTTATAGGTGACGGTAGAGCCAGCGGCGAAAGCGAGGGAATAGGCGGCGTAAAGGGCGGAACGAGTAAAAGCAAAAAGCCGCTAACTTACCGCCTACTCAACCTAGACGAAGAAATTAAGAACAAGACCATTAAAAAAATGCCTCCAGTAGCCGCAATGGGCATAATGGGCGGCATAGGCATAGCCAAGCAAGTCGGGCGGCAATGGCTAAACTTTCATTTAAGCGACATAGGCAGACGGC